TTGATCTCTACGATCAAGGCCACCAGCGACCGTGTTCAGATAGAGTGGAAAATCTGACATTTCCGCTCTATCGCCCCTCATTTCTATTTTATCTTGTTTGTACCCCTTGTACACTGATGTTTACTTTCTTTTATAGATTTCTATATGAAAAAGTAGCTACAAGTTGCTACTTGCTACAAGAAAAGAAAACAAGAAGATTTGAAAGTTACTTTTTCACTGGGCGGCCCAATCTTTGTGGGCATCGCATTTACACTGTAAAAGCAATATTGGAACATGGCAGGCAGTCTTTGTGGGAGCCTATTTGTGGGCAAGGGCAAAGGCGGCCTGCTTTGTGATACATGAAAGACGGAGGACAAAGAACATGAGTAAGATTATTACCTGTGAACAGGTCAGCGATGGACATCCTGATAAGATCTGTGACCAGATCGCAGATGCCATCGTGACAGACATCCTTCAGCATGACAAGAACGCCCGCGTGGCAATCGAGTGCCTGCTGAAAAAGAGCCAGCTTATTATCGCTGGCGAGGTCACCACCGACTACCAGCCGAACTACCACCAGATCGTCCACGATGTGCTTACCCGCATCGGCGCCGAGAAGCTGGGCTTTGATATGAGAGAGCTGCTCCGCATCGGCATTCTGGTGGACAAGCAGTCGCCGGACATTGCACTTGGTGTGGACAAGGGCGGTGCCGGTGACCAGGGCATCATGTATGGCTATGCCACCAACGAAACGGTGGAGCAGATGCCGATTCCGTACATGGTCGCCACCAAGTTTCTGCAGTTGTTGAAAGCGCATCCCAGCAGGATGTTCCGTGCAGATGCCAAGGCACAGGTCAGCTATGATTATGACACCGGACGCATCACCACTTTCCTCTGCTCCGTGCAGCACAGCCCGGATGTGGAGGTCAGCGATTTCCGGCACATCATCGAATCCATGATGGTGCTTGCCGCCTGTGAGTACGGACTGGACGGGAGCTTCCAGAAGCTGGTCAACCCGACCGGCCGATTCGTGCTGGGCGGCAGCTTTGCCGACTGTGGTGTGACTGGCAGGAAGCTGGCGTGTGATACCTACGGCGGCATCGGTTGTATCGGTGGCGGTGCTTTGTCCGGCAAAGACCCCACCAAGGTGGATCGCTCCGCTGCATACATGGCACGGAAGATCGCCAAGGACATCGTGCAGGCCGGCTACGCTGACAAGTGTGAAGTCCAGCTGGCCTACGCCATCGGCGTGGTTCAGCCGGTGGGTGTGTCGGTGGAGTGTTTTGGTACGGAGCATGAAGCACTGGACTTCATCCAAGCCTACATCAACGACAGCTACGACCTGACCCCGCAGGGTATCACCAAACGGCTGGGTCTTCTGGATGTGGACTACAACAAGGTCAGTGCCTACGGTCACTTCGGTAAGGCCGGTCTTCCGTGGGAGGAGTAAGCCATGCCGTTCAAACCAAAGGTACCGTGCCGACACCCCGGCTGCCCGGAGCTGGTGGAACCCGGAAGGCTGTACTGTGAGAAGCACCTGCCTCTCCACCCGGAAGTAACAAGACCTGCTGCCAAGCGTGGTTACACACGCCGTTGGCAAAAAGTCAGCAAGGCATATTTGCAAGCGCACCCGCTGTGTGTGGAGTGCATGAAGAACGGCCGGTATGTCAGAGCTACGGTGGTGGATCACATTAAACCGCACCGTGGCGACCAGCGCCTTTTCTGGGACGAGGACAACTGGCAGGCACTCTGCAAAGAATGCCACGACCGGAAGACCCTGACGGAAGACATCAATCCGACATACACCTACTGATTACCCCACCGGGGGCCGGGGTCACTTCTCTGTGGTGAAGTCTCACGGAGACCGGTGGCCCCTTTTGCGTGAAAAACCGCAAAATTCATAGGCCGGGGGTCAGCAGATTAACGGCGCAAAATGAACAAGGAAAATGTACAGGCATCGGAGCTTTGGTTCCGGTGCCATTCTTTTTCCCCGAAATGAACCAAAGTGTGTGAAACCTCTCGTAAACAGGGAGCTTTTGCACATTTTAGCTTGTTCCGGGAGGAACAGGAGGCGTGCGCAGATCGGCCGCCGCAACAACAATTCAACCTGGCGGAACGGAGCCGATCCCTGCTTCGCCGCTTTTCGTATGTATTTTGAAATTTTCCATAGAAAATGCCGCAGAAACGGCGAAAAATGAGAGGACGGTGAGGACAGATGGAGGATTACACGGCTGAGATGATCAAGGACATGGCGTTTGCCTTCTGTCCTCAGTGCGGTACGGCAATCGTACCGAACCATAAAGGCCGGCCAAGAAAGTTCTGCTCGCCGGAATGTCGGTCCAGATGGAACAACACCCACCCGAAACCAGAGAACTGGAAGACCGTGCGGTCAAAGATCTGTCCGGTGTGCGGCAGGGAGTTTTCCTACCGGCACCAGTATGGTCTGGAACGGAAATATTGCAGCCGAGCCTGTGCAAACAAGGGAAGGAGTGAAGCAGATGGAACCGCTGAGCGTGGAGCGTGATGTCGTACAGAATGGTGTGCGGCTGGATTGTGTGTTTGAGGGATATGAGTACCGCCCGGAGCGGGAAGAAGTCAGAAGGCAGCGGCTTGCCGGGGTTGAATGTGTGGAGATCGCAGAAGACACCGGGCTTTCTTTGGAACAGGTCACGGATTACTGCCGGGAACTGGGGTTGCCGGAGAGTGGGAACTGTCACCTGATGCCGCCTAAGATCACTCCGGATCGGAGATGCCCGGTCTGCGGACGGATCGCGGCGCAAAAAGGCGCAGGTGGCTTACGACGGTTCTGCTCCGGGGAGTGCAAAAAAGAGTATTTCAACCGGTATGGTAAGAAAGGCAAAACTTCCCGGCTGGTCATCTGTAAAAACTGTGGACGGGAGTTCCGGGCAGTGGATGAGCAGAGGAGGGAACGGAAGTTCTGCAGTCTGAACTGTTACTGGGATTATCGATACGGGATGAAGGAGGCAACGGAAGATGAGTGAAAAGGTGATCGGTGTGTTCCCCATGTTCAACACCGGAGAAATCTGTGTACATACGATTGACGAAGCGGAAGAAAGAGTTCTGGCATCCATCAACGGAAAAGATCCAGAATGGTGCAAGATGTCGGAACGGCCGCAGTCGGAGAATGGCGGAGACAGCGAGAAACTGGAGTCGGGCTTTTTGTTCGGCTCCTTTTTCGTGCCGTTCTCTCAGGTCATGCGTGTGTAAATCCAGTAAGGAGGAGCTTACATGAAAACAACTGCTGAACTGAAGATGCTGCCGGTGTCCGTACTCAAGCCAGCGGCATACAATCCCCGGAAAAAGCTGAAGCCGGGAGACAAAGAGTACGAGAAGATCAAGAACTCCATCACGGAGTTTGGCTTTGCCGACCCGCTGGTGGTCAATGCCGACATGACAATCATCGGCGGTCACCAGCGACTGACCGTTGCGATGGAACTGGGCTACACCGAAGTTCCGTGTGCGGTGGTGGACATCGACAAGACCAGAGAAAAGGCGCTGAACATTGCCCTCAACAAAATTACAGGCGCGTGGGATGATTCGCTGCTGGCCGACCTGCTCAAAGACATCGAGGATTCCAACTTTGATCTGGGCAAGACCGGCTTTGACCCGCCTGAGATCGAGACGCTGTTCAACAAGGTACACAGCAAGGAAGTCAAGGAAGATGACTTTGATGTGGAATCCGAACTGAAGCAGCCGTGCTTCTCCAAAGAGGGTGACCTCTGGATGCTGGGCAAGCACAAAGTCCTGTGCGGTGACTCCACGAAAGCAGAGTGCTACGGCACCCTGATGGACGGCGTGAAAGCCAACCTTGTGCTTTCGGACCCTCCGTACAACGTCGATGTGGAAGAAACGGCCGGCAAGATCCTGAACGACAACATGGGCGACTCGGAATTCTACGAGTTCCTGCTGGCGGCGTTCAAACAGATGCATGACCATCTGGCGGATGACGGTTCCATCTACATCTTCCATGCAGATACCGAAGGATTGAACTTCCAAAAGGCGTTCAAGGATGCAGGGTTCTACCTGTCCGGGTGCTGTATCTGGAAGAAGAACGCACTGGTGCTGGGGCGCAGTCCTTACCAGTGGCAGCACGAACCGTGTCTGTATGGCTGGAAGCAGAAGGGCAAGCACCAGTGGTATTCTGACCGCAAGCAGACGACCATCTGGGAGTATGACCGTCCGAAATCCAACAAGGACCATCCGACCATGAAGCCCATCGGTCTGATGAGCTATCCCATCCGCAACTCTACCATGACCAACGGCATCGTCCTTGACCCGTTCCTCGGTAGCGGCTCGACCCTGATCGCCTGTGAGGAGACCGACCGTGTCTGCCGGGGCATTGAGCTGGACCCGAAATTCGTGGATGTCATCGTGAAACGGTATATCGAACACAGTGAAGGCCGCTATGAGGATGTGTGTGTTCTCCGGGATGGTCAGAGGCTGAAGTTCGATGAGGTGGCGACCTTTGAGCCGGAAAGCGTGGGTGCCGATGGCTGATGTGAAATGTGTCCTCATCCATGACAACTTCCAGAATTTCAAGTCCTATAACATCCCCAAGGCACAGCTGGTGATCGCCGACATTCCGTATAACATAGGAATGGACTTCTACGCCAGCAGACCGGACTGGTATGTGGACGGGGACAACAAGAATGGTGAGAGCGATAAGGCACGGAAAGCGGCATTCAATACCGACTTCACTTTCAACATTGCAGAATATTTCCATTTCTGCAACCGGCTGCTCAAGAAAGAGCCGGGAAAAGGCGAGAAAGATGCGCCGTGCATGATCGTTTTCTGTGCTTTCCAGCAGATCCCGAAGGTGATCACTGAAGCGGAGAAGTACGGCTTCAAGAATTATATCCCGCTGGTGTTCTGCAAGAACTACAGTCCGCAAGTCCTGAAAGCCAACATGAAGATCGTGGGTGCAACGGAATACGCTCTGGTGCTGTACCGGAACAAGCTGCCGAAGTTCCGTAACCTCGGAGAAGACGGCAAGCCCCACATGATCTTCAACTGGTTTGACTGGAAGCGGGACGGCAAAGAATATCCGAAGATCCATCCTTCCCAGAAACCGGTGTCCGTGCTGAAACGCCTGATCGAAACCTTTACCGATGAGGGCAATGTGGTCATTGACCCGTGCGCCGGCAGTGGTTCGACACTTCGGGCTGCCAGAGAGCTGGGACGCAACAGCTACGGATTTGAAGTGTCCAGAGATTTCTACCAGAAAGCCACAGAGCAGATGCTCGGAGAGGAGGCTGTATGAGCAAAGAACAGAATAAGACTTTGACCCTCGGCAGCCTCTTCGATGGCTCCGGGGGTTTTCCGTTGGGTGGAATGCTTGCTGGAATCGAGCCTGTCTGGAGCAGTGAGGTGGAGCCGTTCGCCATCCGGGTAACAACGAAGCGGCTGCCCCAGATGAAACACTACGGAAATGTGTCTGCCATCAGCGGCGCAGACCTGCCGCCCGTGGACATCATCACCTTTGGCAGTCCATGCCAGGATATGTCTATCGCCGGGAAACGAGATGGTCTGGATGGTTCACGGTCCAGCCTGTTTTATGAAGCAATCCGAATCGTGAAGGAAATGAGGTGTGCAACCAATGGAAAACAACCGCGATTCATCGTGTGGGAAAATGTGCCGGGAGCTTTCTCCTCCAACAAAGGGCAGGACTTCAAAGCAGTCCTCGAAGCCGTCATCGGTGTTAAAGAACCGGCCGCCGAGGTGCCTGCGCCTGCGAAAAAAGGCTGGCCCGATGCCGACTACTATCTGGGAGACGGATGGAGCGTCGCATATCGAGTCCTTGATGCACAGTGGTGGGGCGTACCCCAAAGAAGAAAACGAATCTTCCTTGTCGCAGATTTTGCAGGTCGGGGTGCCAAAGAAATATTATTTGAGTCCGAAGGCGTGTCTCGGTATTCTGCGGAGAGCTTCCGTGCGTGGCAAAGAGCTGCCGCCTGTGCTGAAAGAAGCATTGGAGAGACAGGCTGTGGAAACGGAAGAATCGTCTTGAATGATCAGGGTGGAGCACAGATGGATGTATCCCATGAAGTGACCGGGACGCTCCGGGCAGAGGATCATGGGCATCCACCCTGCGTTATGGAGGCGGCAGGCTTCTGCACTGAACACTCCGCCAATGCCAGAAGCATCGGGTACGAGGAAGAACGCTCACCGACACTCCGGGCCGGTGTGGTTCCGGCCGCCATTGCACTGGAAAATCATCCTGCGGACAGCCGGGTGAAGATTTCCGAGGATGGCAAGGTGCAGACGCTGACCAGCCGGTGCGGTACAGGCGGCGGCAATGTTCCGCTGGTCATGGGAGTTGAAAACTCTGTGGAAAGCCTGGTGAAAGATGTTGAAAACTCCCCGGCGGTCACACTGAAGATCCGCTCTGGATGTGATGGAGGCGGAAAGGGCGCGATCTGGCAAGAGGAAAAATCGGCAACTCTGGGCTGCAACAATGACCAGACGCTGTTCGTTCTGAAAGCCTACGGTGTCTGCTCCAAGGCAAGCCACTCCATGATGAGTGACAATCCGCACAGTGGTTTCTATGAAGCCAGCACCTCTCGGACACTCGACCGCAGCGGTGGTGACCCGACCTGCAATCAGGGAGGGCTGTGCATCTGTGAACCTGTTGTCTGCGTGGATCAGGGTGGCGGAAAGTCGAACTGCACGGTGGACGAACAGGTGGCACCGCCTTTGTCCTGTACCCACGGCGGCGCACCGGCAGTGGCTTTTACCCAGAATCAGCGGGATGAAGTCTGGGATCTGGGAGATAAGTCAGCAGCACTGGCAGCAGAGCCGGGGATGAAGCAGCAGACCTTCGTGGCACAGCCGGAAGATGTGACCGCATTCCACGTAAATCAGCGCAATGAGCTGATCGACCTGCATGGAAAGTCCGGCGCACTCATGGCGACCCGGAGCGACCAGATGCAGACCTTTGTGCTGCAGGGCAACATGATCGGCCGCAAGGACGAGAACGGCCCGCAGGGGGACGGGGTTAATGAGGATGTCTGCTTCACGCTGGATGCCACTGACCGCCATGCAGTCTGTGTCCCGGAAAGCGTCTATGCCATGACTACCGGCTCCTATATGCAGGTGGAGAAAGAGGTTGCGCCGACCTTGATGGCACGGGACTACAAAGACCCGACCACCATTGCACCGGTGCCGCAGGATGTCAGCTACACAGTCCGCCGACTGACACCAATCGAATGCGCCCGGTTGCAGGGCTTTCCGGACTGGTGGTGCAGTGACCTCGGCGCGGAGAATCCGACCGATGAAGAGCTGGCATTCTGGGCAGATGTGTTTGAAACACACCGCAGGATCGTGACGCAGGCGAAGAAACCAAAGACAGAGAAACAGATCCGCAAATGGCTGGCTGACCCGTATTCGGATGCGGCAGAGTACAAACTCTGGGGCAACGGCGTGGCACTGCCCTGTGTTTACTTCGTTCTGGCCGGCATCGCGTGGTGTGCAGGTCTGGAAGAATAAACTGGCCCGCTATATTACTAGGTAGAAAGCGACCTGGTGATATGGTGGGCTTACATATTGGTCCTATTTACACAACAGATTTTGCGGTCCCTTGTGTAAATGGTCGAACATGAAGAATATCGGGAAATGGCCTTGCTATTCATCCGTTTTAGAGTGATATATGTGCTACCGAAAAGAACATCGGGATGCACAAAAACAAATGAACGAAAAGGAGCGATGAATTATGTTGAAATTTAAACTGAACGTAGCCGAGAGAAAGACCCTCGCAAAACGCATGGAGGAGCTGACCGGCATCCACCCTTACTATACCAAAGCACCTCTGTATTCTTACGACATCGGGAGCTACACCATCGACCGGAATGGCAACCTTCTGGTCGAGCCGGAGAATGCAGATGCCGAGCTGCTGACGACCCTGCTGAATGAGGGACTGATCCGCGGCGGCGAGAGTATTGAGAGCACGGATGACCAGCCGGAGGACACAGAGCTGACAGCGGATATGGATGAGGAGCCTGTGACCGAAGCGGAAACTGAGCAGATGCCCGAAGCAGAGCTGGAGGTTCTGGACGAGCAGGAATCCGAAGATGCAGATACCGCAGAAGATGAACCTGCGGAAGCAGGAGCCGAGGATGCATTGGAGCCGGACAATACGGCTGAGGATGATACCATAGAGGATGAGCCGGATGCAGAATCGCAGGAGACAGAAGATCAGCCGGAAGAGGTGCCGCTGGACTTGGAACTTGCATTCCCGGTCAGCCAGCACAACGGTGTGACTCTCCGCAACCTGGTCAACCTTCTTTACAGCCGCGGCAAGCTCATCGGCAAGGCGACTGGCGGAAACTTCCATGTGGAAGAGGGACTGGTGGAGAAGCTGAAAGACGATAGCTGCACCTTTGCCATCATGAACTTCATCAACGCGGTAAGCGACTATGAGACTGAACATGGTGCTGCACTGGAAGGCCTGAAAATCACCACCGAGAAGGTCACCTTTACCGGCTTCCCGACCGCACCGGACCACGAACACCTGACGGCTTTTGCACAGCTGGCGGTGCTGATGAACCAGCAGGCGATCAGCCAGAAGCGCATCCAGGCAAAGGATGTCAACGATGAGAATGAGAAATACGCACTCCGCACATGGCTCCTGCGGCTGGGGATGAACGGTCCGGACTTCAAAGAAACACGCAAGATCCTCATGGAGAATCTTTCCGGCCATGCGGCTTTCCGCACGGATGAGGAAGCACAGAAGTTCCTCGCAAGGGAAAAGGCAAAACGGGATGCCCTGAAAGCCGCGAAACAGGCGGCACAGGAGGGCAGTGCCTCCGCAGGGGAAACGATCGCATCAGCAGATGCCGAGCCGACACAGCCCGACTGTGGGGCAGACACGGCGCAGATGCTGGAGGCGGGAGCGTAAGCTCCCAAGCTCCCAATGGGGGACGGAAAATATGCGAGACCCTCTTTCATTGTAACGATATTAACTCTGAAAATGTACATTATCAAGCGGATAAACTGCAGAAATGTACACGATCATTCCTCTCGATATTTGTCGAATATATGTTCTTTTATATCCTTGCTATTATCCGCACCTGACGGTAATATGCACATACCGAAAGGGAAAACAAGGAAAAAACAAAGGAGAACATACCATGAACGATAAAACAAGAGAGCAGATTGAAGCCATGAAGAACCAGACCATCGGAGTTGAGATCGAGATGAACAACATCACCAGAGAAAAAGCGGCAAGAAAGGTCGCCGAGTACTTCGGAACCAGAGCATGGAACGCGGCCAGCGAGTACGGATATTACAGCTGGGCTTGCAAGGACGGACAGGGCAGGGTTTGGAAATTCCAGAGGGATGTGAGCATCTACGGACCGGACGCAGAAAAATGCGAACTGGTCACCCCGATCCTCACCTACGACGACATCGAACCCCTGCAGGAAATTATCCGACTGCTCCGCAAGGCAGGCGCAAAGAGCAGCCCAAGCCGCGGATGCGGAGTCCACATTCACATTGGCAAAGGCGACCACACCGCAAAGACCATCCGCAACCTTGTGAACATCATGGCGGCGCACGAACAGCAGATCGGCAGAGCCATCCGGATCGACGCGGGGCGCACCGGACATTATTGCCAGGTGGTCAACCACCGCTTCCTCGACCGGCTGAACCGCGAGAAGCCGACCACCATGCACAGGCTGGAAGACATCTGGTACGAAGGTAACGGTGCAGACTACGGCAGAAGCCAGCATTACAATTCAAGCCGATACCATATGCTGAACCTTCATGCCACCTTTACAAAAGGAACCATTGAATTCCGCCTTTTCCAATTTGCAGACCCAGCGGACGGAAAGCGCAACGGACTGCATGCCGGTGAGATGAAAGCCTACATCCAGCTTTGCCTCGCAATGAGCCAGCTTGCCAAGATGGTCAGGACGGCAAGCCCGAAGCCCCAGCAGACCGACAACGAAAAGTACGCGATGCGGTGCTGGATGCTGAGGCTGGGATTCATCGGGGATGAATTTGCAACGGCAAGGGAGATCCTTCTGCGGAACATGGAGGGCAACGCATCCTGGCGGAACAAATAAGCCGGGATGCACGGGCACCTTTTGGGCGGGCAACCGCCCTTGAGGTGGTAGAAGGAGGTGCAGGTTTATGAAAAGCACGTTAAAAAATGAAAACACACCGGGCGGCAGAGCCTTTAAGGTGATCATCACCGAGACCTACCAGAGGACGGTGACCATTTATGAATCCGAGATGAAAGAGCCGACCGTGGAGGAAGCCCAGCGTGTGGCAGAGGACTGGTGGCGGGACAGCCAGATCGAGCTTGGGAAAGAGGATTTCCAGGGCGTGGAGTTCACTGGCAGGGAGGACGGTGAGGCAGATGTTTGAACTGATCAGCCGAAACCCATCCAGATATTACCTTGCCTACGGAAGCAACCTCGACATGGAACGGATGGGAAAGAGATGCCCTTACGCTGTGGTGGTCGGCACGACCGAGATCATGGGCTACCGGCTCCTGTTCAAAAAGAGTAAGACCGGCTGCTATGCCACCATCGAGCAGGATGCCAATGAAAGCGTACCGGCGGTGGTCTGGAAGCTCTCGGAATACGATGAGCTCCTGCTAGACCGATACGAAGGCTGCCCAAGATACTATTATAAGAAGCAGTTCCAGCTTCCGGTCTGGAACCTGAACGGGAACCGCATGAAAAAGGCAAAGCCATGCATCGCTTATGTGATGCACGAGGATCGGAGGCTTGGCTGCCCGGATGCCGAGTATTTTGAACTGCTGCGTGGCGGATACAGCGACTGGGAATTTCCGCTGGACACACTGAAGCGTGGACTGGCAGCCAGCATCGGAAGGGCGGAAGCCATCCGGTATCTGAAGAAGCGGCAGATGATGTAAGAGTACACGATCACAGGAAAAAAACACTGTGCAGTATATGATGCTCATCGGCCTTGATAAATCAGGGCAAAAGAGTGATATATACCATACCGCCAGACAAGAGCGGAGAAAACCGAAGGGAGAGATTCAAATGAAGAACAAGAAATATTACATCGCCTACGGCAGCAACCTGTCGGTGGAGCAGATGGCAGACCGATGCCCGGATGCAAAAATTGCAGGGCAGGCGGTGCTGGCCGGCTGGGAGCTTTTGTTCCGCGGCTGCGCCACCATCGCACCGAACCCGAAGAAGAACACGCCGGTTCTGGTGTGGGAGATCTCGGAAAGGGACGAAGGAAACCTCGACCTCTATGAGGGCTACCCGAACTACTACCGCAAGGAAGATCTGAACATTGAACTGCTCCGGGAAGGGGCAGAGCCGGAGATGGTGACCGCAATGGTCTACATCATGGAAAACGACTTCGGGCACCGCGCACCGAGCCGGTATTACTACAAAGTTCTGCATGACGGCTACAAGGCATTCCACTTCCCGATGCACATCCTCGAAGGTGCGCTGAAGGAATGCATGGATAAGGATGCCGCCCAGAAGATGATCGGGGAGGTGCAGTCATGAATTTCGCAGATCAGAAAATGGTCAAGAAGTTGAGAAAAGAGTTCCCGGTCGGATGCCGGATCATCCTCGATGAGATGGATGACAGGCAGGCACCGCCCATCGGAACGCAGGGAACCTGCAACGGGGTTGATGATGCCGGAAACATCTTAGTGAGCTGGGACACCGGAAGCCATCTGAACATTTCCTACGGCGCGGACAGTTGCCACCGTGTGGCAACGGATGCCGAGGTCAAGGTGTCGCTCGACCGGCTTGGAAAAACGCGACAGACCGGACCACGTTGCCCCAGGTGCGGAGCAAATCCTGACTGCTACGCCCATCAGCAGCAGGCACTCAGTCGAAGGGCGGACATTCAGATCTGCAACCGCTGCGGAACGGAGGAAGCGTTAGAGGATATTGCATGGGGCGGACAGCAGAAGATGCAGCTTGCAGACTGGGCAATCGTGAAAGGGGGCTGGGTCGAATGAAAGTTCTTCTGATCAAACCGATGGAGCATCCGCAGGTGGTGGATATTGAAAACTCCCTGCAAGAGTTCTACCGCATCCTCAACTGCGACTGCATCACAGCCACCTACCCGTGGGAAGAACGCGCCGCCCTGGTCACCGATGACAACGGTCTGTTCACCGAGAAGTTGTTCAGCAGATACATCCCGGAACTGGAGCAGCCCATCAAGGGAAACTTCTTCATCTGCGGATTGGGCGAGGAAGATTTCGCAGAGCTGCCCCAGGACCTGCTCAGGAAATTCAGGGAACGTTTCTGGGTGCCGGAGGCATTCGTCAGCATGTTCGGGCAGATGGCAGTCATCCAGATGGATGACGGAACGAAGCCGGAATAAGATACCACAATCAGAAAAATACCCTCTCGGCCAGAAAAGACCGGGAGGGCTTGGTTTAACAGGAGGGGCCTATGGGACACAGAAAGATGCCGGCTTATGGCGAGAGGGAACACGGCGGCAGATACATTCTGGATGAATACGAATGGTCGAGAAACCACTGCAAGGCGGTGACCATCCGCAGATGGAAAAGAGACCTGAAAAAGAAAGCCAGGGCGCATAACCGCAGGGTGATGCATCAGGCAATGCAGGGCGAAGCCGATTAGACGGAAAATGGGGGCCTCAAAAGAATGAGAACCCCCTTCCAGTTTACTGTATGTTACCTCTATAAAGCAACGATAGCAAGAAGAACCGCCGCCATAATGTACACAAATATCTGGCAGCGGTTTTGTGTATCATACCAAACCAAAACGGGGGATACGAGGCAGAGCCCCAGCTTCTGCTGGGGGAGCCTTTTGGGATTCCTTAGAAGAAATCCCTCATGCTCATGCCGACCTCGTTCAGTCGTTCTTCCATGCTGTGGTAGTGCCAATCTTCTTCCTCTTCTTCGTCCTCTTCCTCAAGCTCCTCTGGGAAAGGGTCGTGCCGCCATCCGGCTTTCTGGTATTCTTCTTCCCGGATGTCGTTGCGGTCGTAAATGTCCAGCTCGTATTCTTCTTCAAGCTCTGCGATGCGGTTTTCGATTGCGGTTTCAACTTCTGTAATGGTCTTTTTCATGGTTTTTGTCCTCCGTTTTTGGTTTGGTTTTTCTTTGCTTTCGTTGTGTGTATAATGCCGCAGAAACACATATATAGCAAGTCAATCAGGGGTCATATATGTACCAAACATGAGGGGCAAAGATCGTTGATAATATGACGTTTTATGGCCTTGCTATCACAGGGCGGTGACGGTAATATACAGCTACAAAAAGCAAAGGAGGACAGGAGAATGGCTGATTGGAGAACATGGAAAAAGGGAAGAAAGACAACATGGCACTGGAACGAATTTGATGGAAGAGGAAGCCGGGAAGGAATCATCACCGAGGTTCATGAAGACCATGCGATTATGGAAGCAGACGGCATGCACCTTTGGATCGACGATGACACGGCAGAGATGTTCAGCTAAGAAAACGGGGAGGGAAACCTCCCCGGATAAACACATAAATCCTCCAGATCAGGGGGCAGATGATCGTGTACTTTAGCCGCTTGATAGTATCCGGCAGTGACGGTAATATACAGCTACCAAAACGAAAGGGGCAAAGAACATGGAACGCTACACTTACGAGATCACCTTTACACGGCTGGATGGACAGCCGGATGAAATCCAGCAGCATACCAGCGAGGAGCTGGCAAGAGAATGCTTCCGGCTTTTCGATGAGCCGGACAGCGCAGAGATGTACAGCAAAATTGAATTTAGCCGCCATGACTGGGAGGCAGGCATGGATGAGATTCTGGAAACGATGACATTTTGAGAGGAGAACAAAAACATGACCTACACAAAAATCAACCTTTATCTTGCAAACGGAATTCCAGAGGCACTCAGCAACCTCTGGTACGGAAGCGACAGTGCGGTGGTCGAGATCAGGGATGCCGTTGAGGATGCGAAGAACGGCAAGGACCTTCTGAACCGCATCCAGAAGATGAAGCTCCTTCGGAAATTCACCCTCGACAGGGAGAACGACAAGCGCATCCGCTTCAAGGGAACGGACTGCTGGGGCAACGTAAGCTACCTCGAAATCATCCGCTAAAGGCAAGACCGACAGGCGCAAGGGGCTGGAAATGACCAGCCTTTTGCTCGTGTCTGTCTTCCGAAAGCTGGCATGAAAAGCACATAAATATGACAATTACAGGATTGAATGATCGTGTAGTTTAGCCGCTTGATAGTGTTTCGAGGTGACGGTAATATACAGTCACCGAAAGGGGAAAACAACAAAAACGGAGGATACGACAATGACGAAGAATGAAGACCGCATCAATAAACTTTTCAAGGAACTGGTACCGGATACGGGCAAGGCAGACAGCCTCGCAGGGGAGCTGGTAAGGGCAATGAGCCGCATCGGATACCGCTTTTACAACGACGGCGACCAGCTGGGCATCGGCTACGGCAAGGAAACCTGCAACCCTGCAGGGCGGTTCCTTGGAGCCAAGGGCAACGACAAAATCGCAAAGCTGACTGCAGATGCCTGGGCAGTCTACAGTGAGGAAGCCTACGAAAAGGTTCTGGACATCCTTTGCGGAGCGGTTGCCGACTATGTTGAGCAGAACCCAGACCTTAGAAACCAGCCGACCGAAGATATGTGGGACTTCAAGGATGAGGAAGAAGACCAGGATGACAGCTGGGATGAAGAGGAAGATGACTGGGACGAAGAGGAAGATTACGAGGACGAAGAAGACTACTAAGCCAGAGAAACACATGGGGCTTGCCGGCAGCCCTTTTCTTCTGCTGTAATACGCACAGTTCCGGGCGGCTATCTTTGTGTAGTATAGCCGCTTGATAGTGTGTGACATAGACGGTAATATGCACATACCGAAACGGAAAACCAAGAAAAACGGAGGAAACCACCATGAAGAAGAACATTACCAAGGAAGAAGAAAAAGCCCTGCTGGAAATCGCCAAGCGCCTGATGGCAGCGGTAGACAGCCGGGGCGACCTCGAAGCCCGCGACAATGACAGCGAGGACTTCATTGAGGTTCCGGTCTGGGGCATCCAGAAAGCAATGGAGGAAGCCTACCTGCTGGGACGGATGAACAGATAAACCGACAGCCCCCGACACAGCCCCACACAGGGGCTTGTGCCACGGGTGGCAAAACGATCCGAATGAAGCGACAACGCCCCACACAGGGGAAGATGTGGCGGCGTGGATGCCCCAGAAAGGAAAAGCACATGGAAGAACGGATGATGGATGTCATCGTGGAAATCTACAATCACATGGATGACAGCGATAAGGATGCCTTCACGCTGGAGGATGCCGAGGACATGGTAGCAGACCAGATCAGGATGGATAAGGAAGCCGGCCGGGAGCCGCTGGCCTACGACCCGCAATTCTTCTACGATACCATCGTAGACCTCATGGAGCAGGATGCCGAAAATGCAGAGTAATGTACATTCTGCCCGGTATTCTGGGAAGATGATCGTGCAGTATAGCCGCTTGCTATCCTTTGCACCTGACGGTAATATGCACATACCGAAAGGGGAAAGCCCCAAGGGAAAAACGAAAACACGGAGGATTTTACCATGAAAAAGCATTTGATTAATTTCCCAGAAAACAACATCAGCATCGAGAGCTTCTACGACCGACTCAGACCTTGCTACGACAGCATCATGCAGTTCGGTGACAGGGTTCTGGTTGCCCAGATGAACTGGAACGGCATGCTGGAGGGAGCGGTATACGGCTTTGTGGAAGACCCGGAGGAAGGCTGGTCACCGATTGAGTGCCGATTGGAGCTTCTGAAGATTTCCGATGAGACCTACACGGATGCCGGTCACGCGATCGAGTGGTGCATCAGGAACGCACACTGAAAAAAGGCAGAGCTCCTTCGGGGGCTTTTGCTCGTAGTGGCGGATTTCTCCGGCGTGTAAATACACATAAATCCGACAAAAAGGGGTGTGTATGATCGTGCAGCATAGCCGCTTGCTATGTCCGGGCAGTGACGGTAATATACAGTCACAACGAAGGGAAAAGCCCTACGGAAAACAAAACACACGGAGGATACAGACCATGACGAACAAAGCAAAAACCTACCTTAAGAACATTCAGGAAGCTGACACCGAGAAGAAGCTGATCGGCATTGAGATCGCCTTCAAGCAGGACATGACCCTCAGCTGCAACGATCTCGGAAGCCTTTGCAGGGCGGCAGAAGACAAGCGGTACAGCCTGCGGAATAACGAGGAAACGCTGAAGCTGAAGCAGATCCTTTTCTTCCGGACGAAAGCGGAGATGGATGCCTACCACGACATGAGCCGCAAGCCGGAAGACTGGACGGAAGCGGAGATCGAGCAGCAGAGAAGCCGCTTCTGCAGCGTCTGGCAGGTCATCGAGGAAGCGGAGCTGGTCGATGAATACGAGGCTTGGAAGGAAGCCAACCCCAACGCCTAACAGCACCCAAAAGGTACACGCCCTGAAAAGGGGCTGTGCCTCGTATCCGATGTGTTTTATATAAAGTTGCCGAAATGGGAAACTATTTGTTAGTTATGCAGAAAAGTTTCCTGTTTGGGAAAATGATATTTTAAGGACTTCTTTGGAGGTCCTTTTTCTTTACCCATTTTTGTAGAAAGGAGGAGATGCCAATGGCTACCAGAGGCAGAAAACCAAAGCCGACCGCCATGAAGGAACTGGAAGGTAATCCGGGCAAGCATCCGCTGAACACCAGCGAACCGAAGCCCAATAAGAAAGCACCGGCCTGTCCGAAGTGGCTGGAGCCGGAAGCAAAGAAAGAGTGGCGTAGACTTGCCAAACAGATGGAAGCCATCGGCATCCTGACCGAAGTGGACATGGCGGCCTTTGCCGGTTACTGTCAGGCGTATGCCCGATGGAAGGAGGCAGAGGAGTTCATCACCCAGCACGGCACTATCGTCAAGACCCCGTCCGGGTACTGGCAGCAGGTGCCGCAGGTGTCCATCGCCCAGACCTATCTGAAGATCATGAACAAGTTTGCAGAGCAGTTCGGTCTGACCCCGTCCTCCCGAAGCCGGATCATTGCTTCGGACGGCGGTCCTGCGGATGCAGCTGATGAGATGGAGAATCTGCTGGGAGGAGGTGGAAGCTGATGGCAGAGTGCAGACCGAAAAACTATCCGAAACTAAAGGACTACAAACCCAGCCGGTTCATGCTTCCGACCTGCCATTACGATGCCGCAAAAGCAGACCGGGCAGTGACTTTTATCGAAAACCTGCGTCATACCAAAGGTAAGTGGGCAGGCAAGCGGTTCTGGCTTCTCCCTTGGCAGGAGCAGATCATCCGGGATGTGTTTGGCATCGTGGATGAAAAGGGAAACCGTCAGTTTCGCACGGCTTATGTCGAAATCGGCAAGAAGAACGGCAAATCTGAGCTTGCCGCTGCGGTGGCCTTGTATCTGCTTTTTGCCGATAATGAGCCATCTGCCGAAGTCTATGGTGCGGCGGCTGACCGCCAGCAGGCATCCATTGTTTTTGATGTTGCCCACCAGATGGTGCAGATGACCCCGGCACTTTTGAAACGGTGCAAGATCATGGCAGCCACCAAGCGCATCGTGAACTACGGGAACGCAGGATTTTATCAGGTTCTGTCTGCCGAAGTTGGTACGAAGCACGGTCTGAACGTGTCAGGTCTGGTGCTGGATGAGGTTCATGCCCAGCCAAACCGAAAACTCTACGATGTCCTTACCAAAGGTTCCGGTGATGCCCGTGAACAGCCGCTGTTCTTCCTGATCACCACGGCCGGCACGGACAAGGAGAGCATCTGCTACGAGCTCCACATGAAAGCCCTTGACCTGTTGGCCGGACATAAGATCGACCACACTTTCTACCCCGTGGTCTACGGTTTGACCGATGAGGATGACTGGCACGATGAAGCCAACTGGTATAAGGCAAACCCCTCATTGGGCCAGACCATCCAGATACAGCGTGTCCGGGATGCGTACCAGGAAGCACTGGACAACCCGGCAGAGGAGAATGTGTTCAAGCAGCTTCGTCTGAATATGTGGGTTGCATCGCTGACCCGGTTTATCCCGGAACACATCTACAATCTGGGCAACCAGCCCATTGATATGGAAGTCCTGAAAGGCCGTGACTGTTATGGAGGTCTGGACTTGTCCAGCACCGGAGACATCACAGCTTTTGTGCTGATGTTCCCACCGAGAATCCCAGAAGAAAAGTACATCATGCTTCCTTTCTTCTGGATACCGGAGGACACGATCCCCCAGCGTGTGCGCAGGGCATCCGTTCCGTATGATGTCTGGTATCAGCAGGGGTATCTGATGGCGACAGAAGGCAATGTCATTCACTACGGATTTATCGAGAAAGTCATCGAGGAGCTGGGTAAGACCTATCACATTTTAGAGATTGCCTTTGACCGATGGGGAGCCGTGCAGATGACCCAGAATCTTGAGGGGATGGGATTCACAGTCGTACCTTTCGGACAGGGCTTCAAAGATATGAGCCCGCCCACCAAGGAGTTCTACAAGCTCCTGATGGAAGGGCGTATTACCCACGGCGGCAATCCGGTCATGGCATGGATGGCGGGGAATGTGGTCGTGGATACCGACCCGGCAGGCAATATCAAGCCGACAAAGGCAAAATCGCCGGAGAAAATCGATGGTATCGTCGCTGCGATCATGGCACTGGACCGCTGCATCCGAAACGAAGGACAGCAGCAGGGAAGCGTCTACGACGAACGTGACATGATCGTTTTTTGATATGAAAAAGATGGAGGAAAACACAATGAAGTATCTGATGAGTGCAGAATGGTGGAAGGCAGCCGGCATCCGTGCTGCAAAGACGATGTTCCAGACCGGCGCGGCCCTGGTCGTGACACAGATGCCCGGCGGCACGGTGGACTGGATGGCAGTCGGCAGTGCAGTGATCGTGGCAGGTGTTGCGTCCCTCGGTACCAGCCTTGCCGGTCTGCCGGAACTGGAGAAGGAGGATAAGGCTTAATGGGATTCTGGGAATGGATGGGGTTTGAGAACCCAAGGGATTCTCCCAAAACAGAACAGCCAAAAGAAGGTCTGCCGCAGGTCACGGATAATGTCCGCGATTCCGGGCAGACCTTTGTGTTTGGCCGTTCCAATGCCGGGGAGCAGGTGGATGAGAAAGCCGCCATGCAGATCCCGACCGTGTATGCCTGTGTTCGTCTGCTGGCAGAGTCCATTGCGGCACTGCCGCTGCATCTCTACCGGGTGACAGACGACAACGGCAACAAGGAAAAGGCACGGGATCATCCGCTGTACAAGATCCTGTATCGCCAGCCCAACCCGGAGATGACATCCTTTGTCTTCTGGGAAACGCTGATGACCCACCTGCTTCTCTGGGGCAACGCTTACGCGCAGATCGTCCGAGATGGCAAGAATACGGTGCTGGGTCTGTATCCGCTGATGCCGGAAAATGTCGAAGTGGACCGAGATGAGAGTGGCGAGCTCTACTATATCTACCACGCATACACGGATGAAGTTCCGGGAGAACAGAACAAGGACCTCTACTTCCGCCGGGACGAGATCTTTCATGTGCCGGGGCTTGGGTTTAATGGCCTGATCGGTTTCTCGCCAATCGCTATGATGAAGAACAGCCTCGGCACTTCCATTGCGGTAGATAAATACGGTTCCTCCTTCTTCAAGAACGGCGCACAGCCCAGCGGTGTGCTGGAGCATCCCGGCGTTGTAAAAGACCCGAACCGTATCCGGGATAGCTGGGAGGCGGCTTATGGCGGTGCAGCCAATGCCCATCGTGTGGCTGTGCTGGAAGAGGGCATGGCCTACAAACCAATCTCCCTGCCACCGGAGGACAGCCAGTTTTTGGAAACGAAGCAGTTTTCCGTGACGGAGATCTGCCGCATCTTCCGTGTGCCTCCGCATCTGGTAGCCGATCTGTCCAGGGCGACCTTCTCCAACATTGAATACCAGTCGCTGAACTTCGTGATGCACTCCCTGACCCCGTGGCTTGTCCGCATCGAGCAGGGCATCATCAAGGATCTGCTGCTGGAAGAGGAGCAGGACACCTACTTCCCGAAATTCAATGTGGACGGTCTGCTCCGTGGTGACTACCAGAGCCGGATGAACGGTTATGCGACCGGCATCAGTAACGGCTTCCTCTCTCCGAATGATGTGCATCGTCTGGAGAACATGGATCTCATCCCGGCAGAGGAGGGCGGTGACGATTATTATCTGAACGGCGGCTATGTGAAGCTGAAAGATGCAGGAGTGGCACAGCAGAATAAAGCTGCCGCAGTCCAGCAGAATCAGCCGAAACAGACACAGCCCGACCCGGAAGACGAACCTGACAGCGATAACCGGCTGAGTGAGAGTAAGCCACAAAAAACAGGAAGGAGAACCCGATGAAGAAATTCTGGAACTGGATCAAAAACAGTGATGACACCAGAATTCTCCGGCTGGAAGGACCCATCGATGAGGAATCTTTCTGGGGCGATGAGATCACGCCGCAGATGTTCCGGGATGAGCTGGAATCCGGCGAGGGGGATGTGACCGTCTGGATCAACAGTCCGGGCGGAAATGTGTTCGCCGCCGCCGAGATTTATACCATGCTTAAGGATTACAAGGGCAGCATCACGGTCAAGATCGATGCGATTGCAGCTTCGGCGGCATCTGTTGTCGCAATGGCCGGTGATACTGTCCAGATGAGTCCTGTCGCCATGCTGATGATCCATGACCCCAGCACCGTTGCGATGGGCAACACCAAGGACATGGAGAAGGCCATCGAGGTGCTGAACGAAGTCAAGGAGAGCATCATCAATGCCTATGCTGCAAAGAGCGGACTCAGCCATGCCCGCATCGCCAACCTCATGAGCAATGAGACCTGGATGAATGCGAAGAAGGCGGTGGAGCTGGGCTTTGCAGATGAGATCCTCTTTGCAAAGAAAGAGGAAGAGCCGGACAGTGACCCGGCAGATCCGGAGAATCCGGAAGAAGACCCTGACAGTGAACCGGGCGAGGGCGAAGAAAAGAAGCCGTTCCAGAAGGATACGGCAGGGCACCTTTTCTCCAGCCGTCAGATGGATCTAATCGTCCTGAACCGTCTGGGTGTGAAGCCGGAAGATGTGGGCCAGAAACACACTGAGCCGAAGGAGCCACCTGCTGACCCGAAACCGTCCGCAGAGCCTACCCCTCCGGCTGAACCACCTGCCAATTCCGGTCCTGTCCTTGACATGGACGGAAAGACCGAGGATGGCAGCATTCCCTACAATATCCTGATGAAACAGCTTGAGTGCATGAAGTGATGTGCATTCAGGCTGTTTTTCATATCACCACAAATCAATCTATGGAGGACAAACACTATGAGTAAGATTCTGGAACTGCGCACCAAGCGCAACACTCTCTGGGAGCAGACCAAGGACTTTCTGGAGAAGAACCGCGGCGAGAACGGTCTGGTAAAGGCTGAGGCCGTGGAGCAGTACAACAAGATGGCACAGGAGGTCAAGGACCTGGGTGCAGAGATCGAGCGTCTGGAGCAGCAGGCACAGATCGAGGCACAGCTGTCCGCACCGACTTCCAATCCTGTCCATGCTGACCCGAAGAACGGCAGCAAGAAGGATGTCAAGCCGACCGCCACTGCCGAGTATGCCGAGAACTTCTGGAACATGATCCGCAACCGTGGCCATTACGGCGAGGTCCGCAATGCACTGTCTGTGGGCGAGGATACCGAGGGCGGCTTCACTGTCCCGGATGAGTTCGAGAAGAAGCTGGTGGAGGCACTGGAAGAGAACAACATCTTCCGTGGCCTGGCGACTGTCATCCGCACCAGCTCCGGCACCCGCAAGATCCCTATCGCTGAGGATACCGGCGAGGCAAGCTGGATCGATGAGGGTGAGGAGATCCCGGAGAGCGATACCACTTTCGGTCAGACCATGCTGTCTGCGTACAAGCTGGGCACTATGATCAAGATCTCCAACGAGCTGCTGAATGACTCCGCTTTTGACCTCGCCACCTATATTGCCCGCCGTTTCGGTGTGCGTATGGGCAACGCAGAGGAGCGTGCCTTTATCACTGGTGACGGTGTGGGCAAGCCTCTGGGTCTGCTGGCTGAGACCGGCGGTGCCAAGGTCGGTGTGACCGCCGCCCAGAAGGATGCTGTGTCCTTTGATGAGATCTTCAAGCTCTACTATGCACTGAAGGCTCCTTACCGCAAGAAGGCACAGTTCCTCTGCAACGAAGCCCTGGTGCTGCAGCTGATGACCATCAAGGACAACAACGGCAACTATATCTGGAAGCCGGGTCTGGAGATCGGCAAGCCGGATACCCTGCTGAACCGTCCACTGAAGACTTCCGCCTTCATGCCGGAGATCAAGGGTGGCAGCAAGGTCATGGCCTTTGGCGATTACAGCTACTACTGGGTGGCTGACCGCCAGAACCGCACCTTCCGCCGTCTGAACGAGCTGTATGCCCGTACTGATCAGGTCGGTTTCCTGACCACCCAGCGTGTGGATGGCAAGCTGATCCTGCCCGAAGCCGTACAGCTTCTGCAGATGGCACCGCAGGGCTAAGAAAGTCTGGAAAGGAGGAGCTGGTTATGGCACTGATTCCGCTTTACGAAGCGAAGACCTATCTCCGCGTGGACAGCAGCGATGAGGATGCCCTGATCGGCATTCTTTTATCTTCTGCGGAGCAGATGTGCAAGGACGTTGGCCGTCTTTCGGAAGACCAGTGGGAGGCAGTCAATGCCGCTGACCGGGATGCCGAGAACGGAGTACTGCCCACAAGGGAACTGGAAGCCCTGCGCAGCACCTGTCGTGTGGCGATTCTGTATGCACTGGGGTATCTCTATGAGCACCGGGACGAAGCTGACCATAAGCAGCTGATGCTGACGCTTCGTTCCATTCTGTTTGCTGTGAGGGAGGGGGTGTTCTGATGATCGAGAAACTGAATGAGCGGATCACAATCGAGAAAAGCACGGTCGTGACCGATAAGGTCGGAAACCATCGGAACACATGGGAGGAATATTTCACCTGCTTTGCCTACGCTTCGACCTATCAGGCACAGGAAGAAGAAGGTGAGGTCACAGCCGAACAGAAGAGCGTGGTGTTTACGGTTCGCTGGTGCAGCGAGACCAGAGGATTAACTTCCACTGGTTACCGCATCCGCTTCCGGGAGCAGCTCTACAATATCGAATCCGTTGACCCGATGAACTATCAGAAGAAGATCCTGAAGATTCATTGCAGACTGGAGAGGAGGCAGCCGGATGAGCAGAACCGTCAGCATTGATGAGATGGCAGATGCCATAAACGAGGGCTTAAAAGAATATGCAACGCTTGCTTCCGCGCAGGTGAAAAGTGCTGTCCGTAAGTCTGCCAAAACGGTCAAAGACCAGATCTCGGCCAATGCACCGTCCCGGACGGGCGCGTACAAGGGAAGCTGGGCGGCGACCAAGCAGTCGGAGTCCAGCCAGAGCCTTCAGATGGTGGTGCATTCCAAAAACCGCTACCAGCTGGCACATCTGCTGGAAAAAGGTCATGCCAAGCGCGGCGGCGGCCGGGTGGCAGCAAGACCCCATATTGCCCCGGCAGAGCAGGCCGGTATCGAGCAGCTCCAGTCTCTCATCGAAAAGGCACTAAAGTAAGGAGGAACCAATGACCCATGAAGAAGTAAAAGCTCTGGTGGAGGAGATGGGGCTTCCCTATGCGTATGACCATTTCGCAGAAGGGGAGAGCCCTGATCCACCGTTTATCTGTTTCCTGTATCCGAAAGCCGAGAATTTCGGTGCAGATAACCTTGTGTACCACCACTTTAACCGGCTGGACATTGAGGTGTACACCGATTACAAAGACTCGGATATGGAAGCAAGCATTGAAGAAGTCCTGACCGCACACGAACTCTACTATGAGAAAAGCGAGGTCTGGATCGAAACCGAAAAGATGTATGAAGTCCTGTATGAGCTGACTGTGTGATGCTCATGCAGGATATTTTTATGGGAGGAACACTATGTCGAAGAAAAGCAATAAGGTCAAATTTGGCCTGAAAAACTGCCATTATGCCAAGGCGACCTTTGACGAAGATGGCAGTGTCACCTATGCAAAGCCGGTCCGTATTCCCGGTGCCGTCAGTCTTTCTATGGATGCCAATGGCGAGATCGAGCCGTTCTATGCGGACAATATCGCCTACTATGTCGTGAATAACAACTCCGGCTATGAGGGGGATCTGGAGATCGCGCTGATCCCGGAGAGCTTCCTCACGGACATCATGCACGAGGAGTTGGATGGCAATGGCGTGCTTGCTGAGAACGCCAACGTGGAACTGGAGCATTTCGCATTCCTGTTTGAGTTCGATGGCGACCAGCGCCACATCCGTCATGTGCTGTACAACTGTGTGGCAAGCCGTCCGTCCATCGAGGGTGAGACCAATGAGGACAGCAAGGAAGTCAAGACGGACACCCTGAACCTGCAGGCAACCCCTCTGGCAAACGGTTATGTTAAGGCAAAGACCGGCACCAACACCACCGATGATGTCTATAACAAGTGGTACGATGCGGTCTATGAGCCGCAGGCAGAAGCTGTGGACACTGAAGACACCAGTCACACCGAGGAGCCGCAGGGCTAAGTGACCGGCACACACCGCAGGGCTTTGGCTCTGCTTACATTATTATAAAGAGGTATACGATTATGAAGAAGATTTTTCCTTTGTTCGCAGTGATCATCGTTCTGGTGCTGGCTATCTGTTCGTTCCACATCATTCCCACCGGCTACACCGGCGTGAAGACCAGCTTTGGTCAGATCCAGGAGACCACCATCCAGAGTGGCAAGCTCAATTTCTGCATTCCTTTTGTGCAGAGCATCCATAAGGTCAACAACAAGCAGCAGGATAAGCATATCGAGGCGCAGGTCTGGGGCGAAGCCTCCGACAAGACTCCTGTGTATGCCGCTGATGTCATCGTGACCTATCAGGTGCTTCCTGAAAAGAGCGCATGGCTGTATGCGAATGTGTCCGACATCAAGAATCTGGTCGGTGATGAGTTAGTGGCATCGGCAATCAAGTCTGCGATGGCAGAACTTGGTCCCAATGAGGTAACCAACCGTACCAAGATCGAGCCTCTGGCACAGCAGAAGCTGGCAGAGTCCCTTGTGCAGAAATATGGTGAGGATGTTGTGTTCGTAAACAAGGTCGTCGTCAACGACATGAATTTCGAGGAAGCCTACAATGCCGCCATCCAGCAGAAGTCCATTGCACAGCAGAACGCAGATAAGCAGAAGATCGAGAACGAAGCCGCCATTGCCAAGGCAGAAGCCGATAAGCAGGTGGCGATCACCAATGCAGAGGCAGAAGCCCAGAAGACTTCCATTGCCGCAGATGCACAGGCAGAGGCAAACCGCAAACTGGCAGAAAGCCTGTCCGATACGCTGATCGATTACCAGAAGATCCAGAAGTGGGATGGAAAGCTGCCGACTGTGAGTGGCAGTAATGCACTGGTGAGCATTGACCCGGCAGAGTAAGAAACACGATATATGGCAGGGCTTCGGCTCTGCCAATTTTACATGAAATTTTGGAGGATTACGATTATGGCAGTTACAAAGAAAATCGAGATCGATGGCAAGGAAGTCACCTTTAAGGCAAGTGCCGCTGTACCCCGCCTGTACCGTATCAAGTTCGGCCGTGACATTTACAAAGACTTGCGCCAGCTGGAAAAGAGCGTAGGGGAGAACGATGAGGACAATTCCAACCTCGACCTTTTCAGTCTGGAGATGTTCGAGGACCTGGCATGGTTGATGGCCCGTCATGCTGACCCTGCGAATGTGCCGGACAGCCCGGAGGAGTTCCTGGACCAGTTCAACACCTTCTCCATCTACCAGATCCTGCCCCAGCTGATCGAACTGTGGGGCCTGAATGTGCAGACGGAGGTGGAATCCAGAAAAAACCTCGAAAAAGTGAGCGGGAAATGACCACCCCGCTCTTTCTGCTGCGCTGTGTACAGCTCGGTATCAGCATTGCCGACCTCGACCTGCTGACCATCGGGTTGGTCAATGATATGTTCACAGAGCGGCAGAACGACGACTATCCGTACAAAGAGCTGGCAAGTCAGTCGGACTTCGATCGATTCTAAAGGTTCGACTTATTTTACTTGACTTTGCAGACTATCTGATTTATTATACTCGTAAAGAAGTAACTTACGAGTTACTAACTCACGAGTGTAATTATTGGAGGTGAGCAGATGAGTCAATTCTATTGCCGTGAGGATGAGCTGCGGAAACTGAATAAACGGTATGCAGGTGATAAGTTTGAGTGCATTGTCATCTACGGCAGACGGCGTGTTGGTAAAACGGCACTGATCAACGAGTTCTGCAAAGATAAGCCTACCATTTTCTTTTCTGCATTGAACACGACAGGAAAGGAAAATCTGGAAGCTCTCTCAAAGTCGATTATGAGTTTTGAGCGGCCGGATATGGAGTCTGCACCGGAGTTCAGGTCCTATGATGCAGCTTTGGATGAGCTGACAGCACTTTCAAAGGAAAAGAGGATTGTCTTTGTCATTGATGAGTATCCTTATCTTGCAAAAGCAAAACCAGCTATTTCAGCGATGCTGCAGCACATCATCGACCACAAATGGACAGAGTCCAAGATGTACCTGATTCTTTGCGGCTCCTCTATGAGCTTCATGGAGAGTCAGGTGCTTGGAAAGGAAAGTCCGTTGTATGGCAGACGTACTGGACAGTTTAAGATTGAGCCGCTAGACTATAAAGAAACCGCTGTGTTCCACCCAAATCTGTCTGCAGAAGACAATTCCCTGATTTATGGAATCACGGGAGGAGTTCCCCACTATATCAATAAGTTGGATGTGCGAGATAGTGTGGATGAAGCTCTGTTGGATAATTTCTTTGACCGCTCCAGCTATCTGTATGAGGAACCGGGGAACTTACTGAAGCAGGAACTCCGGGAGCCGGCCATTTATAATGCAATCATTAAAGCGATTGCAGAAGGTGCTTCCCGAATGAACGATATCAAGATGAAGGTCGGCGAGGAAAACTCGGTCGTATCGAAGTACCTGAAAACGCTGATCGACCTTGGCATTGCGAAGAAAGAAACACCGATTACAGAAAAACCGGGTAAGAAAACCATCTATCTGCTGGCTGATAACTTCTTCCGTTTCTGGTATCGGTTTGTGCCAATCAATATGAGTGCCATTGACTCTGGCAGAATTGCAAAGACCTATCCACACGCTGTAAAGCAGTATCTTCCTGATTACATGGGTCTAATTTATGAGAAGATGTGTCAGGATTACCTGCTCTATTATTCGGATAGCCTTCCTATTGAGCTGAGTGAAATCGGCCAGTGGTGGGGGACAGACCCGAAGAAGAAAAAGCAGATACAGATTGATATCGTCGGAACTCCTGTTGAGGGCAAAGACTATATCATCGGTTCATGCAAATACCGGAATGAGAAAATCGGTGTGGATGAACTCGATTTGATTCGGGATTATGCTTCAGTTTTTGGAAAGGGCAACAACTATCACTACTATATCTTCTCGAAAGGCGGATTCACAGATGGACTTCTTCAGGCACAAGAGCGAGGTGAAGTTCGGCTGATAACGCTGGAAGACCTTTACAAGTAAAAATTCTAATCAACCCTGCTGGTGAAAGCTGGCAGGGTATTTTTATACCCATTTTTAGCCTGTCTGCTCCGTGCAGATGGGCTTTTTTCATGCCCAAAAGGAGGTGGTCATCCATATGGCATCCAGAATCCAGGGCATCACCGTTGAGATCGGCGGCGATACCACAAAGCTCTCCAAAGCACTGGAAAGTGTAAACAAGTCAATCAAGGGGACGCAGTCCGGACTGAAGGATGT